TTGACTTCAACCCTGCGCTGTGTCCCACCCCTCTCGTACATGCCCCGCCCCTGCCCCCGTCCCCGCGCGCGCGGCAGCATGACCCCAGCTGTCACGACCAGCCCCGCGCAGGAGCAGAACATGCCTGACCAGTACCATCACGGCGTACGCGTCATCGAGGTCAACGACGGCGCGCGCCCGATCCGGACGGTATCGACCGCCGTGATCGGCCTCGTCGCCACAGCTAATGACGCCGACACCGACACGTTTCCGGCCGATACCCCGGTCCTGATCACCGACGTCTACGATGCCCTGGGCAAGGCCGGCATGACGGGCACGCTGGCCCGCTCGCTCGACGCGATCGCCGACCAGACCCGTCCGCTGACGGTGGTCGTGCGCGTCCCCGAGGGCGAAACCCCACAAGAAACCCAGGCCAACATCATCGGCACGGTAACCGACAACGGAAAGAAGACCGGCATGAAGGCGCTGCTTGACGCGCAAACCATGCTCGGCGTGACGCCGCGCATCCTCGGTGTGCCGGAGCTGGATACGCTCAACGTCGCCACCGAGCTGGCCGGCATCGCCCAGCAGCTGCGGGCCTTCGCGTACATTTCCGCGGCCGACAGCGAAACCAAGGAAGCGGCCGCCGCCTACCGGGACAACTTCGGCCAGCGCGAGCTGATGGTGATCTGGCCCGATTTCGTCGCGCTCGACACCACCGAGGGGACAGCAACCACCACTACCGCCTCGGCGGTAGCCCGTGCGCTCGGACTGCGGGCCAAGATCGACCAGGAGATCGGCTGGCACAAGACGCTGTCGAACGTCACCGTCAACGGCGTCACCGGCATCAGCAAGAGTGTGTACTGGGATCTGCAGGATCCGGCCACCGACGCCGGCTACCTCAACGCTGCCGACGTCACTACCCTGATCCGGCAGGGCGGGTTCCGCTTCTGGGGCTCGCGCACATGCAGCGACGACCCGCTGTTCGCCTTCGAAAACTACGTACGCACCGCTCAGGTGCTGGCCGATACCATTGCCGAGGCGCACATGTGGGCGGTCGACAAGCCGCTGCACCCGTCTCTGGTGCGCGACATCATCGAAGGCATCAACGCCAAGTTCCGCGAGCTCAAGGCCCTCGGCTACATCATCGACGGCACCGCCTGGTACAACGAACAGGCCAACACACCGGCCACGCTCAAGGACGGCAAGCTCTACATCGACTACGACTACACGCCCGTTCCGCCGCTGGAGAACCTGCTGTTCCAGCAACGCATCACCGACCGGTACCTGGCTGACTTCGCCGCCAGCGTGATCGGCTAAGGAGCATCCATGGCACTCCCGAAGAAACTCAAGCACTTCAACCTGTTCGGCGACGGCAACAACTGGGCCGGGCAGATCGCGTCCCTCACCTTGCCGGTACTCGCGCGGCAGATGGAGGAATACCGCGGCGGCGGCATGGACGCTCCGGTCGACATCGACATGGGCGGCCAGAAGATCGAGTTCAGCTGGACCGCCGGCGGCCTGATTAACGAGATGTTCGATGGCTTCGGCGCCAGCCGCATGGATGGCCACATGCTGCGCTTCGTCGGTAGCTACCAGCGCGACGACACAGGCGACACCGTCGCGGTCGAAATCGTGGTGCGCGGCCGCCACTCGCAGATCGAGATGGGCGACGCCGAGCCCGGCGGCGGCACCGAGCACAGCGTCACCACCACCTGCAGCTACTACAAGCTGACCGTCGACGGCGAGGAAGTGATCGAGATCGACGTCCCCGGCATGGTGTTCAAGGTTCGCGGTGTAGACCGCCTCGCCGCCCACCGCCGCAACATCGGCCTGTAACCGGAGAGCAAGAGATCCATGAGCCAGACTCAGACCGAAACCGTGCAGCTCGACGCCCCGCTCAAGCGCGGCGAGCAGCAGATCAGCGAGATCCAGCTGCGCAAGCCGGCCGCCGGCGAACTGCGCGGCGTGGCCCTCACCGAGCTGCTGCAGATGGACGTCGGCGCCCTCACCAAGGTGCTGCCGCGCATCACCCAACCGGCGCTGACCGAACCGGAGGTCGCCCGGCTCGATCCGGCCGATCTGGTGCAGCTGGGCAGTGTGGTGACCGGTTTTTTGCTGCCGAAGCGGGCGAAGGCCGAGATCGAGACCTAAGCCTGCCCAACCACGTTGAGGACGCCATGGCCGACTTGGCTGCCGTTTTCCACTGGCAGCCGGACTACATGGACACCCTCGACCTCACCGAGCTGATGCAGTGGCGGGAACGCGCCCGCCGCCGCGTCGAACCGCCGGCCAAGAAGAAGTGACCAGCCGTGGCCCGTGATCTGAAGCTCTCCGTCCTCCTGCAGGCCGTGGACCGGGTCACCGGGCCGCTGCGGGGCATCACCGAAGGCTCTAGCAAGACCGCCAAGGCCCTGCGCGCCAGCCGCGACCAGCTCAAGGAGCTGGAGCGGACGCAGCAGGCCGTCAAGGGCTTCGCCGAGCTCAAGCGCCAGTCGCAACAGACCAGCATCGCCCTGGCGGCCGAGCAGCAGCGCGTGCGCGAGCTCTCCCGCGAGATCGCCGCCGGCGCCGGCGACAGCAAGGCGCTGACCCGCGAGCGCGCCAAGGCGATCAAACACGCCGCCAAGCTCAAACAGCAGTACCAGAACGAACAGCAGCAGCTGCAGAAGATGCGCGGGCGCCTGTCGGACACCGCCGGCGTCACCGGATCCCTGTCGGAGCGCCAGCGCCAGCTCGCCCAGCGCATCGCCGACACCAACAGGCGCATCCAGCAGCAGCAGGAGCGGCTCAAGCGGGTGAAGACCTTGCAGGAGCGGATGGCCAAGGCGCGCGAAGCCGGCGGCGCACTCAAGGAGCGTGCGGGCGCGTTGTTGCGAGGCGCGGCCGTCGCCGGCGGCCTGCTCATGGCCGGCTTCGCCGCGACCGGCGGCAGCTTCGCCAGCGATGCCGAGGACGCGCGGCAGTGGGCGGCGCGGCTGGGCATGACCACCGAGGCCCTCACCCGCTACACCTATGCCGCCAGCCAGTTCGGCATCCAGAACGACGCAATGATCGACGGCCTCAAGGAGTTGTCGCTGCGGGCAGACGAATATGCCGTCACCGGCGCCGGCGGCGCCGCGGAGTCATTCCAACGCCTGGGGCTGAGCCGGCGCGAGATCGACGATCTCAGCGGCAACACCGAGGCGCTGTTCGAAACCGTGCTCGAACAGCTGCGCCAGGTCGAGAACGTCGCCGCCCGCCAGCGCTTGGTCGATGAGCTGTTCGGCGGCACCGGTGGCGAACAGATGGCCGAGTTCGTCAGCGCCACCGCAGACGCGATGAGGCGATTGCACGCCGATGCCGACGCTCTGAACATCACGCTCAGCGAGCAGGATGCCGAGACCGCCCGCGAATACATGCTCGCGTGGCGGGCCGCTCAGGGCGCAATGGTGGGTCTGCGCGACACCATGGGCCGTGAGCTGGCGCCGGTAATGACCGGGCTGCTCCGCGAGTTCACCAGCTGGGTCCGGGACAACAACGGCCAGGTGCGCGAGTTCGCCAAAGAGCTCGGCGCCGGGCTGAGGGCGGCGGTACCGATCGTGATCGACCTGGCCCGCGGCCTCGGCGCCCTGATCGGCAACGTCGCCACCGTCGTCTCCTACCTCGGTCGGCTGGTCGGCGGCATGGACAACCTGGCGCTGATCGTTGCCGGCATCTTCGCCGCCAAGACCGTCCTCGCGGCCGTCGCCTTCATCAAGGCGCTATGGGGCCTAGGCGCGGCTACAGCGGCCCTGGCCGGCGGACTGCCGGCCGTCGCCGCAGGCATCAAGGCCATTGGCCTAGCGCTCGCCGCTAACCCTATCGGCCTAGTCATCATGGCCATCGCCGGGGCTGCCTACCTGATCTACAAGAACTGGGGCAGCATCGGCCCCTGGTTCGCCAGCCTGTGGGACGGCATCAAGGCCGCGATCGCCACCGGCTGGGAGTGGATCAAGTCGCTATTCGCATGGAGCCCGCTGGGCCTGGTGCTCAAGAGCTGGGGCCCGATTGTCGATTTCTTCAGCGGCCTCTGGGACAAGCTCCAAGCCGTGCGCGATTGGCTATTCGGCACCGGCGATCGGGCCGGCTCGGTACAGAAGGCCGCCGGCGCCGCCGCCCTGGGCGCGTCCGTCGCCGCCGGCCCTGCCATAGCCGACGTGCCGATCGACCACCGTCCGCCGGTGGCAACCGCGGCCCGGGCCGCCGGCGACGTGCACATCGGGCCAGTGCACATCACGATCCATGCCGCGCCTGGCATGGATCCCAACGCCATCGGCCGCGCTGTCGCCGCCGAGATCCGCAAGCTCGAACTCGCCGGCGCGGCCCGCGTTCGGTCTAGCCTCCGCGACCTGGAGTAGCCCCATGATGATGGCCCTCGGCGACTTCGTGTTCGCCCTTAGCAGCGCCGCCTATCAGGATTTCCAGCGGCAGACCGAGTACCGCCACGCGAGCCACTCGCGCATCGGCGACCGACCGGCATCGCAGTATCTCGGCCCGGGCGCCGACAACATCACCCTGTCCGGCACCCTCATGCCCGAGCTCACCGGCGGCCGCGCCACGCTCGACCAGCTGCGCGAGATGGGCCAACAGGGTAAGGCCTGGGCACTGGTCGAAGGCTCCGGGCGGATGTACGGGCTATGGGTGATCAAGTCGGTCAGCGAGACCGCCACCGTGTTCTTCGCCGACGGCGTGCCGCGGCGCATCGAGTTCTCGCTCGCACTCGAGCGCGTTGACGACGACCGCATCGACCTACTGGGATCCACCGCCGATGCCCGCCGCTAATCCATCGCCCCGCCCGAGCTACCGCATCAGCCTCGACGGCCAGGACATCACCCCGCGCATCAATGGCCGGCTGCTGCAGCTCACCCTCATCGACAACCGCGGCATGGAGGCCGACCAGCTCGATATCACCCTGAGCGACTACGACGGCAAGCTCGCCATCCCCCGCAAGGGCGTGGAGCTGCGGCTGGCGATCGGCTGGGAGGATGGGTTGGTCGAGCGCGGCACTTACATCGTCGACGAGGTCGAGCATAGCGGTGCGCCGGACGTGATCATCCTGCGCGCGCGCAGCGCCGATCTGCGCGGCTCGCTGCGGGTCAAGCGCTCGCAGTCGTGGCATTGCATCAGCATCGGCGACCTGGTGCGGACCATCGCCAACCGCCAGAATCTGACTCCACTGCTATCGGAGCAGCTCGCGCGGATCTCGCTCGAGCACATCGACCAGACCGACGAAAGCGATATCGCCTTCCTTACCCGCCTGGCCGAACGCTACGACGCCGTCGCCACCGTCAAGGCCGGCAACCTGCTGTTCCTGGCCGCCGGCGAGGGCACCACCGCCAGCGGCCAGAGCATCCCCACCGTCGCTATCACCCGCGCTGCCGGCGACAGCCACCGCTACTCTGTGATTGATCGCGAGCAATACACCGGTGTCGTCGCACGCTGGCATGACCTCGCCAACGCCCGTCTGCGCGAGGTGATCGCAGGTTCCGCGGGGAATCTGAAGAGCCTGCGGCAGACCTACCCCACCGAGGCTGCTGCGCGCGCCGCCGC